ATCTATGGGAATATTTCAAAACGAACTATACCACCAAAAAAACCAAGCATGTCGTCGAATTTAGGACCAAAAAATACAAGGAAATGATCGAAACCATCACCAAGCCTCCGCCGCCACCCAAAGACGACGACTACATTACTCCCGAAGAAAAGGAAAAAATGGTCGAGGAAATAATGAGTTATATCGCTTGGTAAAGGGAACCGACCGAAGGGCAAAGCCCGACAATAACATTTAGGAAAAAATATAAAAACACCGCGCCATTAGATAATAACATTATCAAACATGGAGTCCTTACACCGTTTTCCCCATTTCGAACTTTCCTATGAAACGATTTCCCATAAGAAAGTTTCCAATCAATATGAAGTATGTATGGCCATTCCGGCAGGCCGAAAGTATTATTTATGGTGGACATTCAAAGGCGCACAGGACGTCTGCTATCTCCTCGAAATCAGTAAAGACAAGCGCATTGTGCGCGCATCCATCGTGGACGTTCCGTTTTCCGACCGTTGTTCTTTAGGAACCGTGTTGTATGGGACCTATATCAAGGAGGAAGGCGAGCGCCCGTATTTCGTGGCGGAAGACATATACGCATACAAAGGTATAGTATTGAACCACGTCTGTTTCCACGAAAAACTCGGACTACTAAAACAACTGTTTGAGCGCGAATACATCCAGCGCGATTCGGGACTGGGCGTATACTTGCCGTTTATGTGGATGAACGACCAGGCGACGCCCGATACGGTCATCCCCGAACACATTGCCAAACAAATCGTATATTCGATACACCATATACAATACCGCACGTTGTATTCTATTCGCCCGCATTTAAACATCCCCGTTGGAATCAAGGAAACGCTCCTGACCACGTCGGCCGCGGCAATGATGCCGATTATAACCGAAAGCCACGTGTCGGCCTATATTCCCGACTTCAGTAAACCGCAATACAAGTATCCGACCGTGTTTCGGGTCATGGCGGACATTCAGTTCGACATTTATCATTTGTATGCGTGGAACAATGCCAAACGCGAGTACGTATACTACGACGTTGCGTATATTCCCAACTATACCAAAAGCGTGTTTATGAACGGACTGTTCCGGAACATCCGCGAAAACCGTAATTTAGACTATATCGAAGAAAGCGACGACGAGGAGGAGTTCGAGAACACGCGCATCGATAAATACGTCGACCTGAAAAAGGAGTATATAATGGAATGTACGTTCCATACCAAGTTTAAACGGTGGGTTCCGGTGCGCTTGATGAAAGACCGGGTCGTTCACATCCATAAACTGGCTCGTTGATTGTATATATCCAAATAATATATATACAAATCACCATGTCGTCATCCGTTGCGGCTTCCTCGAACATGATCATCCAGCCATCTTTTTTTCGTAGTTTAGGCGGAAATACTGCGTTATATGAAACCAACCAAATGAAAGGCGGCCGTAGCAGACGAGTCCGCAAAACCCGCAGTAAACGTCGGAATTCGAATACTAAAAAACGCCGGCCTCGTTCTAAGTAGGGGAAACCTACTTATAAATCGTTGTCGTCCAGCTGTATCATACATTTACGGGACGAGAGTGGTTTCGCCTCTTCTTCCTCGTCGTCCGAGGAATCCGACGAAGCCGCCACCGCTTTACCGGTTGGTTCAAACACGCGCCGCCAAGTCGTGTCCGTGTCCCAGTCGAGGTCCATACCATTGTATCGTGTACTGTCTATTTGACGAATACGATATCCGCACTTCTTATAGTATCGACGGCGTTTCGCCCACTGTTTTTGGAACACATCGTGTTTATCAATAATATCAACCACAATCGGGTTCGCATGTTTCACCCGCAAAATCCGACCAACTGACTGAACGATATCCGTTTTGGGTGTAATCATAACCAGAATCGAGAGTGTTTTGATATCCAACGCCTCCGCGGCCATTGCGTACGTCGCCAATACGATTTGTTTGGACTCGGTGGTCTGTAGGTCGCCCTGTTTCATTCCGCCCACATAATACCCCACCGTCGCAAACCCGCGATGTACGATTGCGTCGTGCATATACGTCAATATCGCCCGTTGCTGCGCCAATATCATGATTTGGCCATCCGGATTCTCGTCCACCAAATCCGACAATACCCGCACAATGAATTCGCTCCGCCGATTATACCCGCACAATTTCGATATCATCGTGCTATGTTGCGGATTGCCGCGGTAATCGTACACCGTCTCATTGAATTCGGGGTCGGAACATACATACTCAATGCCGCGCACACAGACCGGATCGTCGTTCTCTCGTTCTTCCGTATATATTTTTTCGCCAATAAACATGTTGAGTACTTTCGTCAACCCGTCTTTCCGTTCCACCGTTGCAGATATACCCAACATATACGGCGTAATAATACGCAACAACGTCTTCGAGAACTGTTCACTCCCGATACGATGAACCTCGTCGATAATCGTCAACCCGAAACTGGCAAACGCATTCGCGCCCAATTCCTTATCATATAACGTCTGTATCATCCCAATCACAATGTCTTTCCCCTCTACGTCGAACGTCTGGCCCTGGATTTTGCCGACGCGCGCGCCGGGCAGAAAATCCGCGATGCGTTCAATCCACTGATTCATCAAGAATTCTTTGTGGACTAAGATGAGTGTTTTTTTACAGAGGAGGGAGATGATTTTTAGCGCCATGATAGTATTGTGCGTAACCGTCGCGTCGCCCAGGAGAAACCGGCGATTCCCGTCAATTTCGAACCCGTAGTAGGCGTCAATACCAATACATTCCAGTTTAATATCATACAATAAGTTTGGCGGGTGAATACAAATCCGCAAGACATTCCCTCTGCATTTCTCGACGAAAAACCCGAGAGACCGTGCCAAAAAGACCACGTCGTCGTATAAAACGGGCGACGAAATGGCGAATTCGTAGTGTGTTCCATCTAAACAGGTGCATTGGACGGTGTCGATGATGCCCGCAAACAGTCCGAGCTGAATGTCTCTCGAATTACACTTGTATTCCGGCGGGATTTGTTTGGGTCCGGTTTCCGAAAACAGCGAGACGCCGACCATATAGGGGTCGTCGGGGACTTCGCGATGGGGGAACTCGACCGGGACGCGATAGCCTCGGTAATGGTGCCCCGGCTTGCGGTGGTTCATACGCAAATAATCCACGACCGAAATGTCCAGAAGTTCGTTGGTTTTGCAGTTTTTTAACGAGAGTATATGACTCTTGTTTACCACATATCCGGGTTGGTCTCCGCTGTTCGGCGAAGAAACGCGATACATTTGTTCTCTGCCCCTCGCCAACGAAAGAACGGTGCGTGGAGTCGAGTCGTCGCCCATCAGTAGGTCGCCCACTAATACATCCTGGACCATTTTAATGGAACCGTCAAACATAATAACGGGAGTATCTTTCGCAAGACATTTTCCGCGACCACATGGAACCTCCAGAATAGCACCTCCACCTAATTCGGTGGACGATTTAGCAGATATAGGGCGATTGACGTAGTCCGTGTAAATACCGATAATCTTCTCTTGGTAATCCCGCAACGGTTTATCAAACACAACCGAAATGTCGTCGCCGCGGTCCAGTTCGCATTTATCCGGGAGTCCGTATCGTTGAATCCCGTAGAACCGCGGAAGATAGATCTTGTTTGCGTTTTCTCTGTATACTGGGAACGCGGCTTCGGGTGGGCCGTATCCCTGCGCGCCCTGAACCATCGGACGCAAGAACAGGTCCTTTTTTAGAAACGCTTCGTCTTCTTTCGAGAGTACTGATTTACTGATGGTATATCCCTTTTTCCCAATATACGCATTCGCCAACACAGTGTGTTTGTATTCTTCCACTATTTCGAAGGTGGGTTCTTTCTTGGGTTTGGGTTTTAATCCGGCAGGACGCATAACTGGAGGCTTCTTTGCAAAATAACGAGCGGATACGGACATGTTGATATATAAATAATACGAATAATATCGAGAGTATGGTAGGTATGTTGTATATGCCTATATATTTAGGTTGTTTTCCAAAACAAAAACCAAAGAACGTCGA